CGATAAAGTTGGTTTGCTCTTGTGCATAGGCCAGCGTCAAGTTAGAGAGCGGCTGGTCGATATGCACCTGCGAAGGGGTCAAAAGAGGCATATTATTATTCCTTTCTATGCTCTAGATTAGGCCGGGACGACGTTGCCGCCTTGGATAAGCTCAATAGCGATGATTTGACCATCGACACCAGCTTCCAGAGCGTAGCCCATAACAACATCACCTGCTGCTGCGGTAATTGCATTGCCATCACCATCGGTCTGAACAGCAGCGCCAGCAGCAACAGTGCCGCCAGCTTCAACCATAACTTTGCCCGAGATAGCGACAGTGACAGCAGCACCAGCAGCGCCGCCTACAAGGCAAACACCGATAGCGTTCTCACCAGCAGCATCTGCCAGATCGACTTGACCGTCCGACTCAAGAGTAACGAACTTAAATTGTGCCGACGCAAGGTTCTCGCCAGCGATGAAGGTGCGGGTATCCCGCGTTTGGATCACAGCCATAATTATTCTCCTTTATAGGACTTTGCGATCAGAGCTTTGCCTTCGTCGGTTTTGGCGACAGCAGCATATGCACTAGCATATTGGCTCTTTTTCATGTTATGCTCTTCCATGTGATTTTTCACGAGAACATCTAGTTTGTCGTTGGCAGAGGCGAAATTACCTTCTGCATCGGATTTACCAAATTCAACCATAGTGCCTTCAAAGAGCTTATCAGCAGCCTTGAGTGCAGCCATGACTTCTTCACCGAGGTCGAACTTCATCAGTTTTTTAGCGACCTTAGTTTCAAAATGGGGGAGAGTTGCTTCCGCCCGCTTGGTCAGTTCTACATCAGCTTTCTCAACAGCCAGAGCTTCGAGTGCTTTCAGAACAGGAGTGGGGATGTCGGACTTAGCCACCATCTCACCTTCGATTTCGAGCATCTCGACTTCAGCTTTCTTCTCGATTGCTTCAGCTTTAATGACGAAACCATTCTCAATCAGGCTCTTGCGGAGACGCTCGTTTTCAGCTTTCAAGGTCGCAACCTCGTCAACTTCAACAGCAACTTCTTCTTCATCAGCCTTGACAACCTCGGGAGCCGCTTCTTCACCAGCCGGAACGGCCTCAGTAGCTTCCTCAGATTTCTTCATGTCCATGTCATAAGCCTTCATAGCCTCTTCCTCGGACATACCCTTATCCATGTAAGGCTTTAGCTTGGCCTTCATGTCATCGGACATTTTCTCTACGTTAGTTTCTTCAGACATATCTACTCCAGAAGTGTCACGCTTGAACAAAGAGACCATCGCTTGTGCATTGGCGGGCCGATCCACCAGAGACAGTTCCTCTAGTTCAAGTTGTTTAAGAAGGTTAGGCATCAGTAGTCCTCCTTCACTGCCCGACCGCCAATACTAAATGCGGCCAACTCTCCACTCTTAACCATGTTCCAGACGTTGTCGTCATAAACCTTGTAGGCTACGACCCAACCCTCACGGTCAGAATGAATACCCAGAGCTTCCCCGATTTCTTTGGTAATAGGCATCGAATGAACGACAACACCAACTTGATCGCCAGTGTGCATTGCCTTACCTACACGGACATGCTCCATAAAATTGTTTACTGCCTTGACGAGAGTATCAGGTTCAATTACATCACCCTGACGGTCAATAACAGGCTCCCCATTCTCGGTAACGACAGAAGCCCAGCCATAAACCATGCGCTGTTCGTCGTCTGCCTTAAGGATCTTTCCTTCGAGGTCGCAAGACCGATAATTTTGCTCGATAGTCTTAGTCATTTCACCCACCGATGTATCAGCTTCCCACATACGACAGGACCAGTAGCGGGCCGATGTCTTATCTGAGGCTGTGTCACAAGAATGCCGGGAGCGGAAATTGGCACGAGCTTTAGGATCATCCCGGCGGATCTCCATATTCGGATCACCGAAAGCTACTCGCTTAACTTTGTCGCCATCCTGAACGAAGACTTCAAACTTCTTGCTGCCACCTTGGATGCGACGGGGCTTGTTGAGAGTAACCTTCTCGCCCTGATACTCAGCCTTCTGAACGTCTTCCTTGAGGATCTCTTGGATAACCACCCGTAGAGCCTCTAGGGCGTCCACTGAGGGGCCTTCTTCCTCTTCCGCACCATAGGATGCCAAATAAGCCTCATGGCTCTCAGCGGGCATAAAAACGGCCTGTCCGTCATAATCGTGAACGTGGATCTTACCGTCTAGTCCCAAGTCGTAACTGCGAGCCACAGCTTCTCTCTCGGTAGTGAAGATGTCATTGGCATACTGAGCCTTTTTGATAGCACTGTAAGCAGCAGCCATAGCCCGTCCCTCATCTTTTGTGTCGTTATATACGGAATTGAAGACTTCCATGAACTGCCGTTTCTTAGGCTCAGGCACATTCGAGGGGACTTTACTCGGGGAGGAATAGGGCATATTAAATTACCTTAGCTAGATAGCCTTGGAAGCTGGTGAATACGACGAGGTTATTAGCAGAGGTTTCTACTCTTACTCTGATGTCGCAGTTCTTGGGGATAATAACGGCAGGATCTAGATTGATAATCCAAGGTCCGGCATTCGTGGCACTAACGCCTGCAACTTGACGGAAGATCTTACCCGGCTCTCTGATCTCTAGGTAAAAGTCCGCTGAACCGTCTTGCTTAAGGCTGACTGAACCAAACCCACCAGTGAGAATGTAGTAGTCAGTGTTGCTGAAGGTTGTTGCAGCTTTAAACGACTCTTGGAACCCGAGGGGGATGTCGATGTGGATCTTAGTTACATCTGTGGGAATGCCGCCTGTCAAAGCTGTGTTCTCGTAGACAGCGACACGACCAACAATAGGAGTTCCGTTATTGTTGTAAGCCAGTGATACCCTAGCGAGGGGAATGGGCAATGCCACTCTACTCCGGCCATTGAGGCTCACTACCTGACTTACGAAAGTAAACTGTTGGTTTAAACCTGTGCCAGTGACTGTGTGGCCTTCAATGTAGATCTCTTGGGTATCTAGAGTCGAACTAGAGGAAATACTGTCAATAATATTTGTATTAACGTAAGTCTCGTTTCCACCTATAGTCCAGACAGTCTGAAAGGAGCCTGTTGTAAGTTCCCCTGATTTGCCGAACTTAATTAGGCTCTTGGCTTTGCGGTCGATAGAAACCTTTTCACCGAAGGTCTGATATACTTCACGTTCAGCTTGAACTAGACGACCATCAGGGACTTCGTAATTTCTTCTGTCCCATGTAGGCATCTTAACGTCCCCTAGCCATTTGTTCTAGCATTTGTCGGATTGCTTGAATATTCTCATCCATACGGGCAACAGCGATAGCTTGGTTCTGAACGCTAGTCTCAAGTGACTCTAGACGAGTTTCATGTCGAACAATGTCCCTAGCGTTATTGTCGATGCTTGCGTTAAGGCCAGCAATAAACCACACAAGAGTAACAGTCTGGATAATGACTGCAAAGATGATTGAGAGGGGAACTGATTTAGACAGGTGCCAAGGTTCATTATCCATTCTTACACCCTCAGTTTAGTTCTCTTACGACAGTGATTGCCTTACTGCCATTGTTGGGAAAGGTCTCTACTGAGAGATCAGCGTAGGTGACTTCAAACTCGACATAGTATGTTCCAACTGTGTCCGTGTCCCCTACTTGCCAATCGTATCGGATCATACCAAGACTGGGATTGGGGATTGTCATTGCTGCGTCAATCTTAACCGTTCCCTCTATACTCTTCATATGAAAACGGACAGAGGCGTTAGTCAGGTTGATGACGTTACCGTCGTAATCTTTAAGAGTAGCCAATAGGGATGGGCTAGTATCATTCTGCTTAATAGAAAAGGACATTAGGCCACCCTATTATAGTTATTCATTTCTGCATTATTGTGCGCGCCAGAGATCTCTACCACATTAGCAGATTCGGATGTGATAAAAATGGCACGACGACGAGAGGGGCGAGACAAAAAGGCGTCTTCAAAACTGATAGTGAAGGAACCTGCCTCAACCTCAAAGTCTCTTGCAAGACCAGCAGCCTGACCCGACAAGGTAAATGTCCCACGTTGAGCGGGGAGGCTCAGGTCAGGAACAAAGTTGACACCATCAGCCGTAAAGGAGAATGTGCCAGACCCTGCGACAAGACCCTTGGCTGCAAAGATGACAGCGTCTTGACCAGTAATCGTCAGTGTGGCTTCGTCAGCTTGTAAATCCCTACGAACCCGGAAGGTAGCTGTCTCGACATTGACACTGAAGAGACCAACTTCAGCAACAAAGTTGTCGCTAACATCGAAGTTAACATCTTGACCTGTAACAACGAAGGAGCCTGCATCAACAACGAAGTTATCGCTTACGAGGAGATTAGCTTCTTGACCCGTGAGAGCAAAGGTGCCGACTTCAGCAACAACACTACGATCAACATCTGTGTCAGGGAATACGAGAGTGTAACTACCAGCTTCAACTGCGAAGGCATAATTACGCAGGAGATTGCTGTCTTGACCTGTAAGATCGAAAGAACCCGCATCTACTACAAAGTTGTCGCTAACATCGAAGTTAACATCTTGACCAGTTACGACAAAAGAGCCAGATCCAACCGACAGACTTACTGCTGTGTTCGTATCCTGATAGGAAAGTGCAAATTCCCCTGCATCAACAATCAGACCATAGCCACGCTGAGTGTCAATATCTTGCCCAGTGACAGAGAACGAACCAGCATCAACAAAGAAGACTGTCGTGGGTAGTAGATTTGCATCCTGCCCAGTAACTGAATAAGAGCCAGTCCCAGATAGTCGAGAGACATCTACACTTACAACCTGACCCGTCAGAGAATACGCGACAGAACCTGATACAATGGAGGTGCTAAAGAGTGCAGCCTGACCCGAGAGGGAATAAGAGGCTTCATCTGCGGGAAGCGTATATGCAAGGCCAGAGGCTTGTCCTGTTACGGCAAAAGAACCAAGTTCGGCAACTTTACTAATCTGCTTGTTACTAGGCTGTTCGGCAGTAATGTAGGTGCCACGAAGGGCGATGATCTTGGCATCGAAGCGGAAGCCTGCATCCTGACCTGTAACTGTAAACGAACCAACATCAACAGAAGTAGTAACGACGAAATTTGCAGGTTGTGTCGTTGTCGTAAATACCGCTGTGCCAATATTAGCACTCGTGCGGATGTTTACATCTTCAAAGGTCGCAACGAAAGACCCTGCCTCTACCTCAAGAGTAAGGGATGCTGCCCCTACGTCATCAGCTAGTGTCGTTGAGGCTAATGGCGCAAAACCGAGCATGGCGATCCCTTACTATGGTTTAGTGGGCCAAGTCACTTCGTGTGGGAAGCCCTCTTGTGCAGTTACATCACGCAAAGCCTGACGGTATGCTTCCCACTCCATCGGGATGTTGGTCCCTTTCTCGGTGTGGAAGACGACGACCCAGTCGCACTCGGCCAAAAGCTTGCCGCGTTGGTCCCGAACAGCCTTGGCTGCAACTGCATCTAGTTGCTCTTGATACGCAGCCTCTTGCTCTGCCTTCGTATGCGTCACACCCTCTTCGTCGGTGTAGTCCGAGAACATATCCCGCACTTCCCAAGCCCAGACCCAGTTGTTGTTGGCATCCTGTTCGACGCCATTGCGCACTGCGTTCTGGTATTGCCCAGCTTCGGGCTTGGGTGTCTCGAACACTGGCTCCAGCTTCAAGCCTTGCAGCGTGGCGGCTGTCCAAGTACGAGGCAGGGAGGTGTTCTTGTAGTGGTTGCGCCACTGGCCTTGCGATTTGATTTCGCCTGTTTCTGTGTGTCGATATTCGCCCATGAGATTGATCCTTTCAGATGGAGGTGAGGTTATGCGATTGCGAGGAAGATGTAGCTTGTGCCGGAGGAATTTAATCCTGTGGCTACCTCATTGACAATAAAACCAGAACTTTCTGGGTCTATAGAGTCGTATGTAGTAAGCTGAGCTTCTGTAGTGTTTAGACGTAGTAGTGGATCGTTGCCTGAGGTAATACCTCTTTCAACGTCAAACACACTCCAGCTACTAGATACATCAGCACCCTTGATCAGAACAAACCTAGCACCAGTTGTAAATCCACAGTCAATCGTTTGGCTTGAGCCATTGCCTGTGTAGCTGCCGACCTTACTCACGCCGGGGAGGGTGGCGAAGAGGTAGGCTATGTGACCGTAGCCACTACCATTAACTGAAAGGTTGGAACCAGTTTCAAAAACACTAGCTGTGTGTGCGCCGTTGTTCCAATAGGCATTGTTTTCCAACTTACCATTTGTTGCGTTTAATATCATAAACGGTTCTTCAGTTACACGGGTAAGCTGGTTGCACCAAACGATCCAGTTTGTTCCGCTGTAAGTTCTATTCTTTGCAATAATTAACTCAGGCGCAACGCCCAAGTTATGCGGCACAGTGCGACCTGCAACTCCGTTACCAGTATACGCCACCACATCGAAGAAGCCGGGCGCACGGCGGAACATATGTCTGAGGGCAGTGGGTATGTTAGTATCATCTACAGTGTTTGGATCAACACCAACATTAGAGGCATACCAAGCAGTGGAACTTGATGTTTCCGCCGCTGTGCTATCAGTGTTCATAAAGTTTCCACCCGTCAGGCGTGACCTAGCCTGATGGCTTCCACCAGTGGTGGAGTGGAACAATGTAAAATCAACAGGGAAACCAGAATAATACCTAACATCTGCTGCATTGGCTGCACTACTTGCGTAAGTATCAATAGCAAACACCTCCGTCCCACTCGTCGGCGCTCTCATCGGGCCACGGCGGATGGCGATGTAGATGCCGTCTATGCCAGCCCAACTAGAAGATGTCTTGAACCCCGTTGAAGTGACTTGCGTAAGACCGCCGTTTGCTTCTGCGGCTGAGGTATTTGTGTAGAAAGATTTACCAACAGAGTC